TTTACATATAGGACATGATTCAACCGGATTTGTTTTACTTTTATGAAATTGACATTCTTTATTCCAAGACAACTTACGATTTTTTTTATGCAAAACATGTTCACAATAATCCTGAGATGTATGAGCTAAATTATGGCAAATAGAACAGCAGGAAAAGTCTACAGAGCAATTATGAACAGCAACACCCTCAACAATAAAAGAATTATCTTTATCTACCTCAAGATTAAAAACAGGCTCCGACAATTCAATCTTTTTGATAGATTTAATTGGCACGACCATATATTTATCAGCTTTACGAAACGGTCTTTTCCTATAAACTCCCTCTACCTGCTTATGCGCAACTACATATTCATTTAAATCCTGAGATGCAGCAGAGCCAATAGAAATAGTATGATGCTCTTTTTTGCCATCCTGTTTAACAGACCTTAGAGTTGAAGGAATACCTAGTCTAGCGAGAATAAATCGAAGCTGATGAGACATCTTCTCAGAACAAGTAGTTCCAGATAAATTATCGTAAACTTTTTGATTTTTATTGTTCGTTATTCGACGACGTGTTCCGTCACCACTCAACCAAGCACCAATAATTTCAGCTTGAACATTTTTGTTCCAATATAAAACCGATCCCGCTATTTCCTTTTGATCGCAGTACTCTCCACAGTACATAAAAAACCATTGTGCTACACTCTCATTATTAAACTTAACGACAATATTGTTTCTGTTTTTTCTATAATATACTTTGGCGGTTTTCTCGGTATATTCAAACTTGCGATTTAATCGCTCAATAACTTCGTTGGCAATTGAGTTTTCAGAAATACCAAAAGTAAATTCAATTCCTTTTTTATTCCCTTTATACTTAGTGTAATTTCCTTCTGCCAAAAAATATCCAATCAATCTAGCGCTGTCGATATTAGCATCATCATGAGGGATAACTCGATCTGATATGGGGAAACATACCATATCTTCTTTTTGTAGATCAGATGCCTGCTTCCAATAAAATTCAAAATCTGGTTTTACGGCAGTTTGAGCAGCAATCGTTTGATATGCCCCTGGTTTCATTCTAGGGAAAAATCGTCGAGAGGTTTTAGGAACATCTATTATATCACCAGTTATATAACATGTATTTTGTTCTTTTAGTATTAAAAAAGGATGCTCTTTAGTTGCTTTAATAGCGACAGGATTACCCTCCGCTTTAATTTCAAATCCTATATCATTTTCTTTATCTAAATGTCGCTGTACATTTAAAACCTCTCTTGGCTCCCCAGTATGAGAGATAACAAAATTACCAGATCGAACATCCTTAATTGGACAATAAGTTCCATCGTTCATAAGAACTCTCATATCGCCCGTAAAACAACCCATGGATGTAGAATTTATATATCCCTCTTCAATACCACGAGCTAACTTGGGATAAGCAACCTTATCAACTCTAGCAATAATATAAATACCGCCCTGTTTCTTATCGTACCATGAATGTACACATTCACCTCTAGCTTTTTCTATATCATCATTCTGATGATTACAAAAAATAGGAACCCCAATAAATGTATGAGCTGCCTTTTCTAATTCTGATCCAGAAAATAAATCACCATTATCATTGACTTCATCTTCTCTTATAGCAAAAACTTTTACAAAAAGATGTTCAGGATATTTATCAACAGCAGCTTTTAAATTGAATCCCCCAATCTCTTCCGGAGTAGACTTGTTTAAAGATGCAGTCTTAATTTGTTTTGGCATCTGAAATACATCCCAGTTTTTAGGAGTATTCAATGCACGAATATTCATTTTGGAATTTATTATAATCTTGTCAGTCATAGAATTGAGTCCTCGTACAATAACAAAATAACCCTTATTAGGAGTTTCCTAACTTTCTACATACAGATAGTGTGGGTAAAAACCCTTTTTTTAGATGAAATATAATCTAAACTTAAGAGAGATAGGCTATGACTTCATACTTACCTGATTGCATCTTACACCAACTAATAATAAGCCGACTATTGATGGACTGTCTAGTATCAAGATTAACTATATCTATTTGCGCTCTTTGATTAGAAGCTCGATCTGATCCACATTCTGCCCCGCCCGATAATAATCCACTCCAATCAGTACCGTCTTCTTGAACTGGAACATATCGCATTCTTTTTAAAATATCAAACATATCATTCAATGGATTGAAGTACCCCTACGCTTGTCGTAGGGGTACTTCAAGTTCATTGAGAGAAATACCAGCAGCACCAATTTTGTCAAGACGATTTGGCTCCGAAGACCCCTTAACGTGACGAGGAATTTTAATACGAGCAAGATCATCTAAAGTATAATTATGACGATCTGATGGTTGCTTAACTCCCCACCGATCACGACAAAAACTTAATGCACTTATCATTGTCGAAAAATATTCTCCACTAGGAGCATAGTGGTTTTTCTGTTTTGCTTTTTCTCTGGGAAGCTTTTTAATTCCTGCAAAAAATCTCTTTTGCAAAGTTTTTGTCATAGCAGGACCAGCGACCACAAAATAATCAGAGTTAGTAGTATAGTCGTGACCTGACCAACGGTAATAAGCCCCCTGCCCCAGTTGTTCAGTGAATCTCTTCTTTAATTTGGCAGATTTTTCAGGATATGCTTCTTTCCAATTTATCCCACGATCTCGAATACGACGAGGACCGGCCTCCTTATATTGATGTAAATTAAACATTACCGACCCTCACTTTTAATAATAAATATCAAAAACCCAACCGATATCCCCTGTCATCTCTGTCTTGGTAAATTCAAAATATTCTCTATCTCCAACATGAGCTACAAGAAAATCATTTACCGAAGCAAACTTTACCATTTCTTCGTCTTGCTCCGCTTTTTTCTTATAATTCTTAGAAGCTTCAAGTATATTCTGCTGTATAATATCTCTTACTACATTAGCCTGTTCGTTGATTGCATCCTCTTTGAATCTTAAAATACGCCAACCAACTCTAGATAGCTTTTGATCTCGAATGTTATCTCTTTCCTTAAGATCAGGCCGCTCATGCCACATCTTCCCGTCAGCTTCAACTCCAACACCAATTTTAGGATACGCAAAATCCAACGAGAATGCTTGCTGTTCAGTAGGTAACTTTATTTGATACTGAAAAAATGCAGTATGCGGAGTATCAATCTGCTGAATAGTACGCAAAAGTCTTGATTCTAGCTTGGTTAATCTTTTCTGCTCCATAACTAATGGCTGCTGTTTCTCGGAAAATGATTTACCCTTACCTTTCTTGTCTATTCTCATCCCACCAGATGCCGCCATAGGAGCTCCTCCTAGAGCGCCGCCCATTCCTCCTGGAGCGCCGCCCATTCCACCAGGAGCGCCAGGAGCGCCACCCGGAGCCCCTGGCACCATATCTCCCATTCCCATTGTTCCAGGATTAGCTCCAGCGCCAGCACCGCCGCCGCCCATCGGCGGCATACCTCCCATACCTCCCATACCTCCACCTCCTGCACCTGGACCTCCCATAGCCCCACCAGGAGCAACATTCACACTCTCTTGACGAATCTCTTCAATCTCATAATCATAATCCAAATCTAATTCTTCGCAAATAGTACGACCTGAAACTAGTCCCTTATCTTGAGCCTGTAACAATATTTGAACTCGTGCCGTATTGTCTCGCAGCTTCATGTCATTCCATTTGATCGTAGGATACCGCCAAACTGTATGACCAAGTTCTTTAGTCTTTTCTTCATCGATAAATCCCTGCATCTGAGCTAACGGCTTAAATACATATTCCTCGATCCAATCGGATAACTCATTCCGCCATGATTCAAGACGACGAAGTAAAATTTCAACACCAACCTGCGCCGAATTACCCTGAATGGTAATCTTCCCGTTTCTACGAGTTACAAAATATCCAGTTGAAGTCGATACGCAATACACTTTACCGTCATATTTTTGTTTTGATAGATTGTGCTTTCGTATAATAGGGAAAGAGCCGTTTGAGAGACGCCCCTTAGATATATGAATTCTCCAAATTCCATTTTCCTTACTAAAGCCTCCTTGTTTTTTCTTCTCATCCCAATACAGTCTACTAGCATAACCACAAGAAAAAACAATATGCTGAAAATCATCAGCTAATTCTTTTGAAGATGTTGTATATAAATAAGATTCAGTACTAGATGATCTTTTGTGTCCATCACCCTCAAGCATACTTTTTATTAATATTTCTAAATATTCAGAAGGCAAAGACTTAATCCAATTTGGCAAATATTTTCGCTTCGCTCCTTTACCAAAATTGTTATTCAAAAATTCTACTAGATCTTTATTATGTAAATCAAAAACATAAGAATCAGGCTCTCTATATTTTCTTTCAGTAAATTTATAGCCAAACTCATTTAATGAAGATTTTATAGAATTGAAAACCTTTTCTTTTTTGCTGGATTGATAAATGTGAATTCTATTTTTAGCAGAACATCCTTCGCTAATATAATACCCTAACACTTTCAAAAATATTTTCAAATCTACAATCCGACTTCCTAAATCAATTTCTAAATCATTATCACCTTCTATGACAGGATACTTAATTTTTCCTTGAACAAAATCACAGACACTTCTAGTCCGCATACCATATTTAAGATTTTCAGCAAATACGTCTCGCCACTCTTGTTTATCCCATCTAGTAAGCATCTTGTGATTATTTGTAACACAAATATCTAGTCTTTTCCCATTAATGCTTACCATTTCTCCAGAAAAATCAAATTCAAAAATATCATGTGGCTGTTCATATTTACAAATATCTGTGTTTTTATCAAATACACAAACTTCATCTTCTTCGTATATAAGGTCTTTAAAAAACTTAAATCCACTATCTGTAAGAACTTCTGTTCGTTCATCATGGCAACTATAACCCGCCATTTCCCCGTTCAAAATGGCTTGATTAAGCATAACGCCGTCTAGAATCTCTTTACCGATTTGTTCCATTTCAGCACTAATATTATGAATCTTACCTGTGTTACCCTGAATAGCAATGCGCCCATTTCGTTCGGTAACAAAAAATCCAGTAGATGTTTCAAAACACCATACCTTACCCTTATAGCGAAGGGGCTTAATGTGACTATCTTTAACTCTAGAAAATCTCCCCTTTCCACTTTCACTCAAACTACAGTTAATAACATATTGCTTGTCTTCTTTTTTGAATCTACTTTTTGTAGGAGAATAACCAGCCTTAAACATAATCTCTAACAAATCATTTGCTAATTGCTCACTATTAGTTCCTATTTGTACGTACTCGGTATTTTTGTGCTCTTGATAGGCACCATCACCATTACAAAAGGCTCGAATAAAAATACGCAATTTATCTACTGATAAATTCTTAATAAAATTCGGGACTCTCTTTGTAAAAGAATTTTCTCCAAACCAATCTTTAATTTGTTTAGCAACATCTTTTTTAAGAATATTCCAGGTAGTTACTCTTCCTTCATATTCATATTTATGAAACTCAAAACCTGATGCATCCATTGTTATATCAATATCATCGCAATAGTCACTGTTTTTTATAGGACATTGAGCAATTGAAACAATATAACGACGTTTATCTTCTTTGTACTCCGTATGTCCCTCAGATACATAATATCCAGCAAAAGACATAAATTCATCAATAGGAACCTGATATCCCGCAACGTCTACATGCTCTAAACTCTCAGTTGATAAATATTCAGCAATAGCAGTAACATATCTATCGCATTCATTTATTTTAGCAAAATCTCGTGCTTCTAACGTAAAATGACTATCTCTATTCCTACTAAACCCCAACATTGTATGGTTAGGAGTAACAGCCATATCCAATTTGTTTCCTTCAAAACCAACAAGGAACCCGTCATAATTGTATTCATGAAAACCTAATGGTTTTTCATATCTAGACTGTCCGGTATGAGGATCATGTACTAATATTTCATATTCAGGTTTAATCTGCTTTTTACCATTAACATCCTCATATATAATGTCAGTATAATTCATAATCCCCTTATTAGTAAGAACATGTGTATCCTTATCGTAGCAAGCGCCATACCACTCGTACTCAAAAGCGTGGTGCGTCACTATTGTAAGATTTGGATCATTAGCAACGGCAGCCAATTGAGACTGGACATCGGCGATATCATCTGCTGTAGCGGGACGATCTTTATCTCCAATTTTTACAACGCGAACAGGTAGAATCAATCGCTCGGCAACTAACCAATTCGCTGTCAATAGTTTAGTTTTATATGCAAGAACGGTAAACAGTCTACGAAGCATAGATGTGCCATAGATTGTATACGAGCTTGCATTATGTTTAATATGACTTACGCTATGATTAGCAAGAACGATTGGGCGTCCAAGTGCAATTAGTTCTATAATTTTAGACGGAATTCTATCATATATTGCTTTTGGTCTTTTCTTTTGAACTAAACTTCTAAGTTCTTCGTCGGGAGTTAATGTAATAACAGGTTCACCGGCTAGAACGCTTTGTTGAACATCGATAAAATCAGGATTTAAGATTACTATTCTTCTGAACTTTCCGCCGGGGTGATTGCAAGGAGAGCCATCAGACATAAATCCGCTACCATGGCATTCGGGGCAATTAATTTCTAAAAACGGATAAACATCACCAAGCAAAAAATATTCATGACTGATTGACTTCAGCCATTTATTCATTTCAATATCTTTACAAAACTCTTCAAAAAATGTACGGATTTTGGAATCATGACATTCCAATTTGAAACCGTTCATTGGGAACCCTGCGTAAAAATCTACAGCAGCGGCAACTTTAGGCTCGTTCTCGTAAAAGAATCTGCACTGAAAAACGCTAATATTATTAGCTGTAAGGGTATATGACGGAGGAAGTCTTAGATCATATACGAAGATATCTTCTAAAGAACTTTCATTCTTTCTAACTCTTGATACTACATTATTTTTCCAAAAAAATCTAAAATGTGATCCAGCTTTTCGAGGACGAACATTTTTTGATTTACCGGGCACATATGCTGATATTTTATCACATTCAGATGATGGAATATTTAAAATATAACGAAACTTATTATCTGTTCTAAACGTTTTATTTGATTTACTAATTGGTTGCTTATTTGATCTAGCTAAAATTCCGCATCTAAAACACATCAAAAGCAATTGATTTGATAGATGTGGAGAGTAAGTAGTTATTTCATACACATCATTTTGTTTGTTATAGCATCCATCTGATTGAATATACGCACCAATAACGTGTTTTTGAAGTTGAGGATCAAGATAAAAAACTTCTTCAGTAAACTTCTTTTCTGATCCTTTACCAACAACTACCCTGCTAGCAAATTCATAAGCAGCAGCGATAGATGTTCGTTTCTCTTTAATCGTAGAAACTGCTAATAAATTACAACTAGACCCGAAAGAAGAAAAAACATCATCAACTGAATCCATTACAAAATTTATTTCATTATCAGCAGCACACACTCTTACGCTTTTACTGCTCTCAGAAACAGAACCATCTGCCGCTAGATGTCCTGCAAACCTCGCTTTTGACACAGTATCTATAATTCCATTTTTAATTTCAGTAGGAAATGGAATTAAAACATAATCACCCACTTCTATATCTTCAGCATTTAATTCAGACACTTTATAGTCTACATCTTTAAATTTACTACAATTATTTCTTTCGCATGTAGGAGAACATACTCCTGAAATACAATTTTTACTACGATGATATTTACAGCGAATATCTTCCTTTTTGATAACTCTGCACTTATGATCGTGAGTAACAACAAGAGGTTCAGGTAATCCCGTAGAATCTATTGTATTAATTATCTTATGAACTTTTCTTTTAGAAATTTTATTCGGAGAACGCATATCTCCAAATCCGTCCTGAACAACAACCATCCCTTCGATATCAAAAACTCCCTCAATATTTCCATAGACATCTTCATATATTGTCTTTATATCCTTAATAGAACCGTCGTAAAGTATCAAATTACATGGACTTACAAAACTCCATTGATACATTTCTCTTCTCTTAGAAGCGATCTGCCAATTTTGAGGAGTATGTAATGGAGAGAAAAATGCAGGTTGAGTAAAGATCGCATTTGCAGCCGAACCCATCATTTGTGCTGATTTAGTTATTGAATGAGTAAATGTGCCGGTATTTGCATAGCTACGAAACGCTGGTCCCTGCTGACCGTTTGTTGTTCCTTGAGAATGACCGCCAGATGCAGCCACTAAGCGGCGCTTATTCTGCGGACTATCATCTGGTAAATTAAACTTTAATGGCATATCTTATCTCCCGATAATAAACATCAGCCGTCAATGCCTAGAGAATCAGCGGCATCGGCAACATCTTCTCTATATTGATCGGGAGAAACCGACAAAGGGCTTAAATGCTCATCAGATGGCAATGTACGACGTTGCCTGTGACGTTGACGAGATGGAATCATAGGTGTTGGAGTCATTTGTTCGAATTCTTCTGGTTCTGTGTCAAGAAATTCTTCTCTTTTCTCATTTTTAATTCTACGTTCTTTTTCTATTTTAGAAGCAGCTGTCAATTTTTTATCAGGAACTTTTTTATCGCATAAACCTTTAATGGGAGAATGTCCTTTTTGTGAGTTCCCGCAAGACTGACAGCTAGTAGCATCGCCTGCAATTTGAGCGCCGCAAGACCAACAGTGTCTTTCGGCTTTTGCTGATTGTGGTTTTCTATTTTGAGATATACCTAGTGGAGGTAAATCTTGAAGCGGCTTCAGTGGCTCAAGCGATTTAATTGGAGCTAAATCAGCTTTTTTTTTACATCGGAAGCAACCTTCTTAAAGGTCGATGTAGTAGTTGCGTCGATCCATTTCGTCGGTTCAGAAGTATTCTGGAAATCATATTCCTTATCATTTTTACTTCTCATTGCTTGAAGGCGAGATTCGGTATTCCCGTATTCAGGGAGGATAGGGCGACGAAGTTGACCTGGTTTGATTTGCATATTATTTGTTTCGGGAATATTTTTATCAACTTCGAAACGTTTTTGGATATATCCGCCGACCCATTCTCCGGTTTTACTATCACGATATGGTCTTGAATATTTATCCATAATATTCCCACGCCAAAAGGCTTCCCAATCCAAATTCCAAACATCATCGATATTTTGACCGAAACCTTTATTTCGTTCAACGATATGCCAATCAGATACAGGCTGATGATAAAACGGGTCATATCTCTTTTCGCCTGGTCCCCACATGATAACATTGTTATCAGTATGATGTTGGGCATGCTTTTTCAGATTAAAGCCCTGCTTACCGCTTTGCTTGGTCTGCGTTGAGGACTGAGCGTGCTTAATCGCAAGATTACGAATATCGGATTCTATTTTCTTAATCATTGGCTCGACACTTTCTCTTGGAGCCGTAATAGTGCTTTCCATATCTCCACTCTCATTTTTAGATTCAGGATTAAGATATTCCCAAACAGTAATTGCCAGGGCTTCATTACCAGCTCGATCTTGTGGATTTTCAAAAATAGTCTTAACAATATCTACTACAGAATCGCCATGAGCTGGATTGACTTTACCTAAAAGACTATCTCTTGCTGCTTCGGCATCCGGTTGACTGGTTATAAACTCAACAATTTCAGATGGAGCTTCAAACTTCTCGTTACCGGGTTCTAATTCAGCGCCAAAGTCCAATTCACTATCCATAGGATCAGCGATCATTTCTGTATCTTGTCCAGACTCAGGAACATCAAAAGCATCAAATGGTTGACCTCCCATCTGGTCAACGGCTTGTGCTCTCTTAGTCCTTTTAAGATTAAATGATTTCTTATTATTCATGTTTATTGCTGACCTCTGAGCTGCTTGTTGTAAAACTGGTTGCGGGATCATTCCTGGAGCTTCGTTAGCACTATTAACTGCATCTTGTGGAGTTTCTGTTACATTTTGTTGTGCTTGCTGTCCTGAGTTCAAAGCCAATAGTTGCTGATCTATCAAAGCGGTTATTTGAGGCACTTTAGGATTTACTGTATTGGTCATCATATCCTTTGCAGATTGCAGCCATTGTCCTGATAGTTCTGGATTGTCTTGCATAGCTACTGGAACATTCTGCACACCCGCAGAGAATGCATCCCACAATGCTTGCATTGTTTGCTGGGGATTTGCCGCCAAATCTTGTTTCTTTCGCAGAGCCACCGCCTATTACTTCTCCTCTTGTTTTTTAACCAATTGTTCCAAAAATCTTTCTGTCAGAGAATTAGCCGTTACTGGACGAGATAACTTTTTCCAAGAATCATCTTTTTGTCCTCGACGCTGTTTATTTGAGTCAACAATCTTTTCGCCAGCGGTTTTATCTGGAACTGTCTCAAAATCCTTATTATCACCAAACATACTAACTGCTCTTGTTGGGGATTTTCTTCTATCCGGTTCGACGGAAGATGACAACGCAGAAACAGATGACGCTTTACGAGTATCGACGCCCTTCAAGCTTTTTATCATTTCATCAACCAACTGTGATCCCTGTCGATTATGCATTGCTTTTTGTTCTGCCTTAATTGCTTTAGATTGCTCATCAGAACGTGGTTGTTGAGATAGTTCCTCTAAGCGATTCGGATTAAGAATAGAATTTTGAGTTTGATTACTACGATGAACAGGAGTAGCCGAATTATCTGCGATAGCAGAACGTCCAGCCGACATGACCGACGAACGATGCATAGAGCCTGTTGTGCCTATCTCATCAAACTTCTTGGGTTGAGTCGTCTCAAAACCACGACGTTGTTTACCGGCTTTTTTTTGCTCTTTCTTCTGTTGTTCCTGATCTCCCAGGAATCCAATCTTATCATAATCTGATGCTTTATGAACTCTCATATTATTAACCCTTATTTTTTGTTTGTCCCATAAGACGTTCCAGCAATTCATTACGGCTGTATTTTACTAGCTCATGCATACTTCGACTTGCTGTTCTCGCCTTACTGCGTGGTTTTTTTGATTTGTCATCGACATCGCCGCTACCCTGTCCTAGAAAAGACGCAAGTGGGTCTTCTTCCATTTCTTCGGCATCTAGCTGGTTTTCAGGCTCTCGTGACGTGAATTCGAATTTCCAAACCTTGCCATCGTCTTTCGCTCCCATAAAAAATAGATCGAATTTTTCTTTGATAGTATTAGCGAAACGTGCTACGTCATCTCGATCAAACTCATTACCTGAACCATAGTATTCATTAGGGATAATAATAGAAATCGAGCTTTGCCCTTCAGCATCAATATCACGAACGACAATATCTTCTTTGTGTTTCATTACAGAACGAGGAGGAAAATTCATCACATCTGCATAGAAGCTTAAAATAAACTTTCGCAAAGATGCCTGTTCCCCGTTTTTAGCAGGTTCAGGAGTCTCATTAGTAATCTTATTTCCAGGTTCTTGATCTTGAGTAGGGTCTTGTGGGTCTTGTATATTTTGCGCTTCTTGTGGATTTTGCGGCGCAACTACAGACTCAGCCGGGGTCGATCCTGGAGAACCAAAATCTTCTCCAATACCGTACTCTGGCGTTGCCATAGTCTGCGCGACCATTAATCTGCGCTTGCCGCTTGGAACAATCGCCATTACTCAACCTCCTGGTAAGAACAAAATTGATTACTTATCTGACAGCATGGCTTCGACAAATTCTGCTGGATACAGATTACGCCAAAAACTGCGCAACCAAGTCTTGCTCTTATCGTCCAAGTTGGCGAAACGAACAAAACGACCTTTAGTAGCAACGGCAGCAGTACAAGCCTTTTCATCTTCTTCTTTAGGGCAGTTGACATTTTCCTTCTTGCCTTCCCATTCAGGCTGGCCGCTGGAATCAGCCTCATCTTTATCTTCAGCTACCTTGGTTTTACCTTTGGCTTGAGCCTTAACGTCCTTGTCTTTTTTGTCGTCTTTCTTGCTATCTTCTTTGTCGTCTTCTTTATCAGATTTGCCGTCGTCTTTTTTCTTACCAAAAGGTTCAGCTTTTTTATCGCCAAAGTTATCTATACCGGCAGCTGCCTTAGTTTTACCTTTTTGAGCAGCTTCCTTATCATCGCCTTCTACTTTGGCTTTTGGCTTATCTCCCTTACCTTCAGACTTATGAGGCTTTGGGGTTGACTCACCCTTCTGGTGTAACGGTTCAGGATCAAGCTGACCGCTACTTGGGCCTTCATCTGATTCTGAAGCAGCAGTTTTTACGACTGCTCCTTCTGCGTTGGCTTGCTTGCGCTGCTTATAAGCAGCAACAATATCATCAAGCGTTTTTCCGTTTCCCGTTGGAATGTAATTCGAATACAGCTTCATATCTCTACTCCTATAATGAGAACATTATGGTTAAGTTCTATCTTTTACTTTGTTTATGATTTTCCTTCTTTATTCTATAACGTATTTAATACTTATTACGATTTTAGTATCATTTCTCTTATCTATATTATTAATATTCTTGATATTCTTGATATTTTTACTTTTTTATCTCTTCGTGATCTTTATAATATTGTTCATCTCGTTCATCTTGGCTTGTTTGTCGATCTTGTTGGTCTTGTTGGTCTTGTTGATTTTTAGTATCCACTAAACTACTTAAAGATGCAGTTAGTTCATCTATATCTGTCTGGGACAACGTTTGCATAATCTGTAATATTTCTTGCCAAGCCGGATTATTTTGAAGATTTTGCTGATACGGCTGGTGTAGCGCCATCTTAGTCAACCGATCAACTACCGCAGCTCCTACTTCTTGTTTTTCTTTATCTGATTGATTTCTTTTATTTTTCTCTAAATCTAATTGCTCGACTAACTTCTTAATAGCACTAGATGGCAATTTGCCTGCATGCTCAAGAATTTTGTCTATCCTTGTCTTTCTATTCACGCTCGCCCATGGATTCCCGTTACCCGTTTCTGGTGATTTTTTCAACGATGATGGTTCCACTGATTTATCCGCTGTATCATGTGTCGCCGGTAAAGTCTTCTTAGGATGTCCTTGAATATCATTATGTTTTTGATAAGTAGGACTGAGACGTTGTATTTGTTTTTTAATTTCATCCAATGTTTTTTGATTAAGATTTTTAGTCAAATTTTTAAGATTTGTTGCAACACTCTTTTGATAGTCATCTGTTGAGTTTGTTACAATTTGATCTAACATTTGAACTAGTTGATTTCTTTGATCTCGATAACTTTGTAATGTTGTTTCAAGCTGACCGACGATAGGCAACATACTATCTACGCCAAAATTTTTAGAATTCAATCTACCCTTCAAAAAATTGCCAGCTCTATCCATCCAATTCAAAGACTCTTTCATTTGACTAGACAATCTAATCAAATCGGCGGATAACTTTGGGTCTTGACTGGCAATCTTATGTGCTAAAACCTCAAAAGCATTTCCTGCTTGCTTAGGAGTCATTTGACTCGTTAGAATACGATTTGTTATTTCATCTACACCGTCAGCGACACGACTCCAGCCTCTCCGGTCAAAATGACTTGCTAATTTAGTGAGAGATTCAATATTCACCGATGCCTTTATCTTATCCGGTGTCGAGGGTATTTCTGTTGAGTTAACTTTCTCTAAACGGTCACTAACGTAATTAAGAATAGCCGTTAAAGTTGATCCGTCATTAATAGAAGATACTAATTCAGCAATTTGATTAGCTACATACTGTTCGGTATCATCTTCGATATTTTCTGTTTGTGGACTAGTTACCTGTGGAGTGGATGACAGATTAGCGATACCCTGTCGCATATTTGCAGTAAAATTCTGAGTTAGATTTAGTGCCTGATTAGCATCTTTAACGCCAGCCCATTGCTGAACATAAGTATTGATAGGAGAAAGAGCTCTCTGCAACATGCTGGCAGCATTATTATCTCCTTTTTGAGTAAATTGCTGCTGTAAACGAACAAGATAATTCAACTCTTTTGTAAGTTGAGGAATAAATTGATGACTAATCGCCTGCATTACCCCTTGCGAGTCAGCAGCTTCTTTCTGTATTTTTCCTTTTAAATTAAATGTATTGCCTGCTGCTACTGAGGCTTGCTGTGGCTGTGGCTGTAGCTGTTGCTGTGCCGGTGCTCTTGTTACTGGTTGGGACATATTACCGGACCCTATTCCCTGAACAGCTTCATTTAATTGTTGATTATAGTTTCCGGCAATATTTAGAATATTTTCAAGACGCAAAAGAATATTCTTCATACGTCCGCCCTGTCCTCCAAAAAGTCCTTTCAATCCTTCCCATGCGTTACTTAATGCTCCGCCTGGGTTACCTGTAAGGGGATTCGTAGCTCCCCATCCCGAAGCTTCTACCACAATAGCATCTGCAACTTCGGCGAGTTTTTTAGCATCTTTATTACGTCCTTTATTCGCCATCTTTTCAGCAACACCAGCAATATCTTCAGCTACTTTTAATGCGGCAACTTGATGTCGAGATGAACCTTGTTCCAATGACGCAAAAACAGCATCACCAATACTATTCGCCTTTTTAATATTCTTACGAAGTTGCTGATTAAAAAACTTAACTTCATTACCGCCTGTTGCCGAAGCTGTTTTAAGAGTAGTTTCAGATAAATCGGCAGCATACTTCTCCCAACCGCTATCAGGATTATTGATAGAAGCAAGATATTCTTTATGGCATTCAAACCAAACCTCTTGAGCTGCTGTACCTGGTTTACTCGCTCGCTTCTGACGATAGCAATTTTCCCAACAACGACGGTTACGAATCCAATATCCTTGAACTCCAACATATTGTGCTTTCTTAACAAGACTATATCTCTCTGCTAGTTTATCAAGATATCCAGCAGATTTTGTCAAGCCTTCTTTCTCAAGACTCCCAGCTATATCGACAATAGTTTGAATTGGTTCTATCATTTTATTACCTTTGTGAGACTATAAACTTCGGTTCATACTGTTGATCCAAAAAACTATAGTCGAAAATATTAACAATCCTAAATGCTCTAATATTTCCGACCGTTTGGTCAAACGTTACTAAAATATCATGATGCGTCGTTTTCGCATGAAATTTACCATGCGGCTCTACATCTCTAGTTATCGATCTACCACCTTTTGTTCGATATCTGATACGAAGAACTTCTTTATTCTGAGTTGCCCAATCCGTCGCCGCAAATGGGTTAGGAAATTTTGGGTAATCTCTATCAGTTACCTCTTCGCCTATATATTCCTCATAATCCTGACCGGCATCCTGTCCTGTATTTTGTTCATCTCTCGACTGATCTCCTATTACGTCATCATCGTAGCGATCCTCAAGTACCCCAAAAGCTTCTTCAGGACCAACTGTCGGCAGCGGGCGCATTTCAGGATAATCTGAAAGATTGCCAATCCCGTCCTCTTCATCGGGATTAAAAAACTTTTGTGATACGACAATTTTATCATAATTATCTGTGCAAATAATCCTCATAAACTAGTATAACTTTTAATATTGTGGAACTAAATCCTTTTTATGAACCAAAAAAAATAGAGTGACTACCATTTTTGTCTCTCTGTACATCTATTTTAGCTCCTTCTTTTATATTGTGTTTTTTAAAAAATCCTGCATTAGTCTCAATCGCAGCTATACAATTTGGAGGGCTAGCAATAGCTCTACGAGACAATGTATCAATCTTAGATATTTTCACTATTTTTTCATCATCGGAAACGAAAGCAATATCAAGAGGTATAAAAGTATTCTCTCCCCAAAACCGCAAAGTTTGAGGCTTGTTAAATATAAACAGCATTCCCTCATCTTCTGGCAGATCATGACGAAACATTAAACCCTGTTCTTGTTTAGACGGGGAATCTGCCACTTCTACCTTAAGCATAATCGTTCACCTCAAAATAAATTCCACTTCTATTTATTTCGTATATAAAATCATCAATTTCATTTTCTGCAACCGAAAAAACAACATTATCAGACGATGCCTCTATTGGAACGACAGTATGATTATTATAATTGTCATATGTTTGAAAAAATTTCAGAACAGCTCCACGATCAACGCTAGCTTTTTTCTTTTTAAGAGTTATTTTTTCAACAATAGGTAGCCATCTCTCTTCTTGTTTATATTCACCATTTTCTACAGCGTCTTCCATCCATTCCCCAAAATCCTTATCTACTTCAAGATAAAAAGGAACTTCTAACTGTAAACGCATAACCAATCGCCCGCCCTTGAATTTGCGCATCTTTTTATATTTCATATCATACCAGAGCAAATCTATCTCTAGTGTGTTACTGTCATCTTCTTTTTTGACAGGATGTTTAACTATAACTAGTTTCCTTTTAGCCACCAAATCTACTCCACCAATCTTGTTCTATTTTTCCCTGAAGCCCTCTCAGTCCTTTAGTTTCTCGTCTCTTTTTAGCCTGTTTTCGTGTCGGAGCTTTCGTATTTGCTAATGCCACTTCATAATTAATTTGTTTCCCATCATCTTCGAAAGAAGATTTATCATCACCTAAAATCATAATTTTTATGACCTCGTTTCCTTTTTTAGTAAATTCTATACGATCACCAAAATCTCTAATTAGCCCTTCTTTCTGCATCCCCTTAACTTCTTCAAGCGACATCGTAGAAGGCTTGTGATAGATTCCATTTGACAAAGGAGAGTCTTGCTGCTTCCAAAGATAGAATAGCTTATCGGCGGCCTTACGAGATACAATACTACCATTAAGCATTCTCTTTTTGCCGAAATCAGTACTAGGAAGAATATTTAACAAAGTATCTATTACGGATTGTTGATTTTTTCTAAATGGCATATTTATGATCTCATTGTATTTGGTGCTGGAGAATAAGGACTTTCACTATCTCTATCCGTCCATAAGAACGGCTCATTCCTCTGTTCTCTCCAAACAAACCCTTCCTTAAACTGGTCGTCATTATAATTTTCAAGTCCCATACGATAACGTCTCTGTCCTCGAATATCTTTATCTCTTCCTCTAACTTCAGGATCGATTTCAGACCATTCGAATACACGCTCCTGCATAGGAACATCTAAACGAGACCACGGACCCTGCACGCCTCTAGCTAGTCTAACTATCTTCTCTGATACAAACTGCTCTCCCTTAATCGCTGCTCGAAGAAGTCTATAGACATATTCCTGCTGAGAAATCAATCGATAAATCCAATCTATTGACATTTTGATCTCAGGAAATTTGACAACAGTTTCTTGAGTAAAGCTATCGCAATCTCTATCTAGGAAAGACTGCAACTTACCATAAATATGAGACTTTCTCATATCCGGAAAACATTCTGCAAATCTAGTTAATTCTTTTACTGAATAGACAAAAAGATCAACCATTTTTTGTTCGTATACATGTTTCCCGGTATATTCAAGAACATTAACTGCTTCCTGCCAAAGATCAATAAAAAGCTCTTTATTATCATCTATCTGTGATTTCAGCGCTTTTATAGCAGAAGGGATAGGTTTACGAACAACCTTACCATCAGAAATAATATCACATACATTCTGGTCTACAAGGCGAACACCATGAAAAGCAAGCTCTTGTTGTAGTATTTCCCAGTTTTTTGTCATGACTACTCTATATTTAATTTTTGGGCTTATTCTCCTTGTTAGAAAATGTCAAAGCACAAACACAAGAAGCAATATAGAGTGCAGAATAGCACTAATACATCACTTTCTTACCGTTTTTTCTTCTTTGCTTCGCCGTCCCAAAAATTATGAAACTTCGCCATTCTGTTCAACCACGCTCTTAACAGATTTAGATAACTTATCTGGTTTTCTTTTTCGGGTATTTTCGGTTTTCTGGATATCATCAGAAAAGTCGATATCAGACGGACCTCCATCAGGGTTATCTACAAAAATTATATCTGGTGTTTCTGTAGTGACAAGAGGATCGTTATTAGGATTGACCATTACGGCATTTGGTCCGCCAGGAAACTTCTTTTTAGTGATTTGAATTTTCGTTCGAGATCGCTGATCTTCTATATCAGCTTCATCTAAATCTACATTCTCTTTAATTATTTCTTTAGCTCTTGCTGTTTGAAGAATTTTCTTAGAATCACTTTTTATTTTTATTTTATTTGGTTTCTTGTTTGTCTTTTTGCGCGATTTTGATTGAGATTCTTCCTCTTCAATTTCTTCTTCGTCTATTTCTTCAGATACTTCTTTCTTGGACAAAAGTTCTGCCTGCAAAACTTCAACTGCCCCTACTTTTATTGCAGCCTGAAATTCAGGAGAAAGAAAATTATCCCTCGATGCATCAAATATAGCCTTGGGAGCAATCCTTAATCCAGTACTACCAATAGCTAGCGAATTTGACGTAGTATTACCACATCTTATTCGCATAAGACCATCTGGTAATGTTTTAGTATCGTCTGTTTCATAGAGCAAATAACCCTGCTTAATAGCTGCTTGTACGTCAGCCTGCTGTAATTGCATTTCACTTAAATGAATCATTTCATTCGCTTTAAGATTTTTATCAACAGAAGAAAGTCGCATGATGTTTGTCAGGTTTTTGGATACTCTAAATATTTTCATAATTCTTTAAACTCGCATACGTTTACATGTTGAATCGAATACATCCTGTGTATCGACATTTTCTCCCCTAAAGCTTTGAGCAGCTCGAAGTCGAGGAGATAAACCTCCTTGTTGACGCTTACGGTTTAAGAGTTCACCTAGAGTTCCTTTGTCTCGCCCAATCTGTTTTCTTTCAATTACACTTTCTCTATTAAATGGAGCTTCATCGTACCAACCTTCAACTGACGGCTCAGAATCCATCTTATTTTCGCCCATTAAAGCAAAATCATGACCAGGTAAATTTCTTTCATCTTCATCTTGTTCTTTTGCCGGCAACTCAGACGGCTCTCCCTGTCTCTGTCGAGAACTTCCAACAGAATCATACCTAGCATCGCCAGGCATCATAATAGTATTACGATTAACACTATCTCCTGGTTGCGGTGTAACATTTTCATCAAAAGCCCGGTAAGGATTCTTTCTTGGGTCAAGATGAAACGATTCTGGCATGCCAGTGCCACGATCAGCTGTAATAATTGCAGCATCTACAGCAGCATCGATAATACTTTTCACTAATATTATACTTTTGACATTAGAAAGTGATTTTTTAGCATATTTGTACGCAGCAGTATACACGGGAGTTCCTTCAGTTAACCCCGATGCTGTAAGCGCAATACGCAGAAACCGTGAATCATATTTTTTCATCAGCATCACCGTCGAAAGCTGCTGTAGTCAGCATTTCACTTTTAGATGCATTTATATCTATTGCAATCTGCTGCTCATCTTTATTCAATTCTCTACCCTCTTGAGCAGCCGTCAAATGAAGATGAAATAACATAGCATCAGCATCTTTTAAGGATGCCATTACCATTTCATCTACTTTATCGTTCCTACGGAGACGACCCCGATTTATTTTCTGGTCAGTTTCAACCGGCACAGTATCATCTAATTTGCCGAAACGGTCAGGATGATTATGAAGCTGACTAGGCTGAGTGTTCCCTTTAATCTTAGTAATACGATCCTCATCGATCTGGGCGTGCAGATACTTATCCCAAAAACTCGTATCTGTATCAATGGTTTTTTCTTGTGCCTTGAACGCCTCTACCTTTTTTTGGTGAGTAGCTTCTTCAAGCAAATTAGTAGGAACCAATGGATGCTGTCTCGCCTTTCTAGAACGATGTAGATTGTAAAGATTTTCACCGTCATTCATACGTCCTTCGACTAACTTAGACTCAGAACCAGTATGAACGTCAGCTAGACGCCGTTCAGTATGCGACTCAGCATCATCATCTTTATGTCCGTTATCTTCTAATTGACGTTCCCAAATTCCCTTATCTGGCGGGGTAAGTCCGTGCTCTTCGTTATTATCTCGCAACATTTCATCGTAATGTCTTGTTGAGTTGCCTTTAGCGGCACTTTTATTAAGATTAAACATAGCCATAATATAGCTCCGTAATTTTCACCTATAAATCATTTTCGATAGAAAGGCATTGAGTCCCTTTTTTCTAGTTCATTAGATACATTTTGTCCTGTTCCGTACCCTATTGGACCTGACATACTCTGCCAAAGCCTTTCGTTTGATTGTGGAGATATTCCAGTGTTAACTAGACGAGATGCTGGTAACTTATGCATATGGCTAGAAACAGCCGTATATGCAGCACCAGCAAGTGCGTCACATAAATCATCAGTATGAACCTCACCGGCAGATGGAGCAAACACTTTATATCCAATCTCTGTAAATCTACGCTGTAAATGAATCATCTCATTCTTTAATAGTTTATGAGGTGGAATCCATATTCTATCAGATACAATTAAATTGTATAACTCATCATAAATCTGAGTTTTGTAATTCTTGGTAAATCTTGTTTCCTTAGCAGCGATACCGTGTTTTCGGAGCTTTAAAATACTAGACTGAGAGTTCCAGTGATCATACGTTACGAGTCCAAAATGAAAACGATGCTTCATTTGAATCATATACTCATCTATTTCTGATACTTTAATTGGCTGATCTGGCATGGGTTGCCAATATTTAATATGGTCTACAATAACTCGGAAATCAGTCTTTTTGGTATCCCTGTTTAGGAACAATTCCCTATGAACAACAACCAAAGCATAATTATGACTAGTTGATGCCGGATCTAAATGGGCAAAATAAATTCGTCCAGGTTCTCCGATAGCCTTGATTTGCAATACATGATTAAAACATTTTTCAACCGCATCTCTAGGAAACATATTCTCACCTGCGGTACCAGAGAATTGTGCCCCAAACTCCATAGCAAATTCTTCCTCCGACATTGCTGATTCTTCTTCTCTTAAGCTTTCCTCTGTATGATTTGGATTCACCACCCACGTTGGAAGCCGACAAATCAATGATGCTTTCTTTTCATGTCCTTGCGAATAAAGTTTATAAAACAATCCCTCTTCACCGCGAGGAGTAGAAATGGCAACAATTTTGGCATCATACACTGGTTTTGTTACAGGATGCCCTTCGTCGTCTAAAATTAAATTACCATCCTCATCCATCTGTTCTTCTTGGCGAACAAAACTTCGCATAGAAGGACGAAGAGATTGATAAATAACATCACCTGAGCCTGAGCCGCCAGACTGCTTAAACATAGCAACTTCATCAAGCAACAGAACAAAACAACTTTTACCTCTTAATGTATCAGAGTTACTATGACCAACTTCTATAACAACACTACCAGGAGTAAAAGTAAGTTTTTTCGCCTTTCTTTTTTTGTTCTCTGCCTTATCCGCTGCGGTCATTAATCTCATAGAAGCTTTTTGAAATCCATCAGGAATAAATTTGTCAGCAAAATACGGACTAGATAACATCTTCTCTTTAATTTGGTCAAACGCCACAGTAGCCTGATCTTGAGAATTAGCTACAGTCAAAATTACAATATCACCACCTGGAGCAACGCTATAGTAAGCATGAGGGTTTCCGCCAGGAGATTCGATCAATTTCAAAGCTTCGTACAAAGCTATAATAGAACCTAAAAAATCTTTACCTGAACGACGCCCCCAAACCAAAACCAATTCTTTGAATAAATTCCCAGAATTCCATTTCGATATTAGATCACCTTTATCTGCCGTATTTAATCCCAATTTCTCACAAAAATTAATATCATCTTGGGTTAGTTCTAAATGTTCATTACCTATTGACCCTCTATAAAACACCTTCAAAATCAATTCCTGAACAGGATATAATTTCAAAGATGGATTTCTATCAGCAAATCCCAAATATGCCTCATTATATACAAATGTAAAAATATCAGGGATATAACCTGAAGAAGTGCCCATAAGAGCAATATCATCTTTAATAACTTGTACTAGATCGCTAACTGTCTGTCCTTTTTTTGCCATTATTACTCGATATTGCTAGACGAGATACTATACCCGGCGGCGGCAGACAAAGCAGCAAAAGCAGATTTAACTTTAACTCCGTTGTCGTTCAAAAATTCATCCACGGAGCTATATGACCTCAAAATATGCCGTTGCAAAGCACTAACTAAATCTACTTCCAATGTTTGTTCTGGAGTACTATATCTACTGGCTACTAGAAAATAAACCTCTGAAATACGAGACAATAAATCAACTCTGTTGGAGTCTCTGAAAAAAACGTCAGAATCTAACATCGCCGACTCCATCGAAGTCAAACTAGAAATCATACCTGATTCTGTATCAAATAGATCAGCAATATCGTCAGAAATCTCTTTATAATCACTTGAGTTAATCATAATTAACGAAACACCACATCACTAGATTCGAAATACCCATAATCGGCCACCTGATCGGTTTGTCTAATCCTGTAATAGAATTTAGTAGCATGATCTATAGATTGACTACTTATACTAT